TAAATGGAAAACAGTGTAATATATAAGTGTTCATGCGTCCATCCTTTTCAGGATAAACGTTATGGAAAGAATATGAGAGTATTTACCTTGGGTAACTCTCAGCGTGTTTGTACGGTCTGCGGAACTAAGGTAAGTGATCAAAACGTCCGTAATCCGGCAGCAAACAAGAAGTAATATGTCAAAAGAATGTACTATTGCGGCAATTGAATTTGAGCGAGATAAACCAGCTAAATGTAATGGTAGTTTGCATAAGTGTTGTCAATGTTCCACTTTTGGTGGTCTTGGAGTAGAGTATTCAACCGGACCATATTTTCCACGTTCTCATTTTGGTGGAGTACATTGGATGTATCATGAAGGGATGAACCTAGATTGAAATTAATATTGCATTATGTTATGATAATCATTGTTTGGGCAGTATTCTTTTGGGCTGCAATGGTTGTTGCTACTCATACATCAACACCATGAAAATAAATCTAAGTAAGAATGAAATTTTAATTCTTCTTAATCGAGCAGTAATTCCAGGTGATGCAAAGCTGGCTACTAGAGAAGCATTGAAACGTCTTGATAAAAAATTAAAGGCCACGGTGAAAAAGTAATGTCATGGTTTAAAAAATCTGTTCCTAAAGTTACGAAAGAGGAGATTCTTAAAAATTGGGAATCTCTATCTGATATTCAACTTCTTGCTGTAGCAGCATATGCGGTGAGTTCATCGATATGGGCTGATGAATTAAAAAAGGCTTTTGCTTTAAGGTTTAATATATTACCTGAATTTTTATAAGCCACGCTGATTAGGCACAGCTAGTGGAGATGACACTCCATGATATGAATTGGGTTGTCCACCCAAACGAAACAACGGTCACTCGCCGTTAAGAGTCGCGATGGTGGTAGCGTAGATTTTGATGCGAGCTAGGTCTCCACAAATCCCACTAATATAGGAGAATATATGTCGGAAGAAAATGTACCACTAACTAATAAACAGTTTGCAGCTAAGAATGATTTATTTACTAAATGCTGTGAACTATCTAACACACCTAATACTGCTAGACAGGCATCCAAGTTCCGTATGGGAATTGGAAAGGCATTTGGATTTAAGAATCAGGTGAAGAGTGATATACAAACTGAAAGTTAGGAAGATTCCTAAATCATTCTATATCAAATTAGAGCGAGATAGTCCTGATACTATTATTGGTATAGAAACAGATAAGAATGGTAATGTTTTATCTGATGGTAAGTATAGTGAGTCTATCCATATAGTTAACAAGAAAGATATAAAGAAAATGAAAGAGATGTAATGGATGTAGATAAAATTATTCAAGATATGGGTGGGGCGGAAAAGCTTGAGAAGTTTTTTCCTCTTCCACTTGAACAACTTGAACCTTATGTAAAGGCCGAAACTCTTGATAAAATGATTCCGGGAGAATTTTGGATTCAAAAGCTTGGTTTCTATGGAAATGGAGTAAAGACCTTTTACCGAGTTCGAACTACACCAGCTTTTCCTAAAGAATTGAAAATAGGTGAAATGATTTTAGTCGTTAAACGAGCACTTAGTATTCTTATAGAAAAAAAGAATGCCAAGAGACTATTGCAAAGTAAACCAAAATGAGATAGGATATTTATATGAACAAGAGTGATATTGTTATTCATAATTTTATTGACCATAATAATATGCTAATTGTTTCAAAACATTATCATGATAATCTATCCGATAAAGTTAAAAAATGTACAAAACTTTTAGTTGAAGCAGTTGATATTATTGAAAAACATCATATAATAAAATTTATACCTTCGATCATTTTTAAATTTGGAGTATTACCAAAGAATGGAAATATTTCCCTACTTGGTCAATATACTGATTATGGAAAAGCTAATTTTTTAGAACTTGATATAAAACGATTGAGAGGTAGAACATTATTTTTGCAATGTTTATGTCATGAACTAGTTCATTCAGAACAAAAAAGATTGGGCAAAACTGAATTTAAAGGATTGACACCATATTGGAAAGGAAAAAAATATGATTTGGTTGATCAATTAGAATCAATCGAAAATCATGAAAAATATCAAGAATATCCATGGGAGAAAGAGGCATATAGGCGGCAGGGTGAATTAGCTTGTGAAGTTATGGGACTATTAAAACAGGCTAAATAATGATAGTATTACTTCAAATGTGCAGGCTTGGGGGAACGGTAGACCCGCTGGTCTTAAGAACCAGTTGCGAAAGCAGTGAGAGTTCGATTCTCTCAGCCTGTACCAAAGTAAAGGTGTTGAATGCATTCAGTTTTAAACCACTATGCAGAGTCGGCTATTTGGGACTATTATAGCGGAGTAGCATCACAATTAATTCTTGATCAAGATTACAAACATACATTTCATATAGAATATACAAATATAGAAAAACTTCCTGATTTAATTATAGGGGCAAGGACTATTGCATCTTCTGTTGATAGTGATTCTCATCGTGAAGTAAAAGAATTTAGAAACGGACATTTATTAACCCATCGTGGAGACCAAAATGAAAAGGTCTATGACCTTTATGGATTCTACAAAACAGTAGAAGAGGCCGAAGCAGTTTATGCTGAATTAATTAAACATAAACCAACTCCAAAAGAAAAACTTGGTATAACACCTATTCATTTTTGGCATCTAGCCAAGGCTCCAAAAAGAACTATTAAGGATATTGAAACTCCAAAGTGGGAAGACATTACTCAGAATTATCCTTCTAATCTACATGATGATTTAAAAGATTTGATGGAATTAAATCCAGATGATTTAAGTGGTGGAAAAATAATTTTATGGCGTGGAGAACCTGGAACAGGAAAGACATGGGGAATTCGTTCTCTGACTAATGCATGGAAAGGATGGTGTACTGCCCATTATATAATTGACTTGGAGAATTTTTTTGGTTCGTCTGTTAATTATATGTTGAATGTAGTAACTAAGCTTCATATAAATGAAGAAGATGATGACGACGATAATATTCTTATAACTCATACACCAAAGGTAGCTAAGAATAAGTGGAATCTGTTAATTTGTGAAGATGCTGGTGATTATGTTTCAACTGAGAACAAGACTGGAGCATTAACTAAACTTCTTAATATTGGTGATGGTCTTCTTGGACAGGGAATGAACCTTTTGATTTTGATTACTACTAACCAAGCATTGGATGATATTAATCCGGCTATAAGCAGACAGGGCCGCTGCCTTTCGAATTTAGAATTTCCTTCATTTACTCTAGAGGAAGCTGGAGTATGGCTTAAAAATCATGGTCATGATGGAACTATACCAGCATCAAGAACTTTGTCTGACTTATATTCTACTTTACCTAATAGTAAGAAAAAGGTTTTTAATAAGACAGTAGTTAAACGTAAAATGGGATTTACATAATGAATGGAGAATGAGTGATGAAAGAAAATTTAAAATTAAAAAAAAGAATTATTTTCAAAACTTAGCCGAATTAAATGTGGTTTCTATAATTATGAAGTTTGTCCAGTTCATGGTGATTATGTTGGGATATATCTAACTAAAAATGTTATTGATGCAAATACTGGTGATTATAGTCCATTAAGGGGTGGTATTATTTTTCATAAAGATGATATCACAGGACCATTTGATAGATTTGCTAATGTAATTTATGATAAGATAGTTGGAATAGAATTGCATGAGATAAATGAATTTTTTAAAATTGATGGAGTAGCAATTAAAACCCCTCATTATAAGTGAGAAAACAATGAATTTAAAATGTGTTATATTAGGACATAGAACATGGAATTCTTATGGTAGTTCAAAACTTGCTATAAAGAAAGGTTCAAATCTAGAAAATCCAAAAATTTTGTGTCGTGTTTGTTATGAATGTGGAATGAAGGGTCCATTTAAACATGTCATGCCAAGAAGTGTGTCTAGATGGATATCTGCTAAAAAAGGTGATTAGTATGAAAAAATTGATAACAGGTTATACAGTAGGATTCATGTTTAATAATGACATGAGCGAAGTTATTTTGCTTCTACGTAAAAGCAAACCAAAACTTGAATGGATGGCTGGTAAATGGAATGGTGTCGGTGGACATATTGAGGAAGGCGAAACACCGGCTGTATGTATGGCTCGTGAATTTGAAGAAGAAGCAGGTATAAAAACTAATCCCGAAGACTGGACTGAATTTGCTGTTCTTGCTGGTGATGATTATGATGTATATTGTTTCTTTACTCATTATGATGATTTGAACAAATATATTCAAGCAGAAGAACAAAAGGTATCCATATTTTCCACCAAACAAGAATCCTTTATTGTTCAAGAGCTAGATGTTTATCCACGTCCTTCATATCATGAAATTCCAGTAATGCCCAATTTAACTTTCCTTATTCCACTTGCTATGAATTGTGCCTATCTACAAAAACCAGTCTGGTTTTTCAATGCAGTCGGAGATGGTTCTCACGATTGACATAATTTCCTAATTTTGCTATTATTTTTATAATGAAACTATTGAAATGGATTGATGATGATAATCATCTGGTATTGGTTATTATGTTTGCCATAACCATTTATGTATTTCTTGGAGAATTGGGATATTTGAACTGGATGTTTGAAAAATGATAATTAGACTTTTAGATAATGGTAAATGTTCTGTTGATACATTTGCTAAAGAACTTCATAAAGCAAGAATTAAGTTTGGTGCTGGTTTTCGTGATAAACCAGATTCTCGTCTTGAACAGATTCATCTTAATCATGGTCGTCTTTACGGACTTTTTAACCGGTCTAATCATATGATTGCCGGTCTCGCCGCCCATAATCTTGAAATGATGCCTCAGACTCTTCATGAACCAGACCTTACACATTATACTCCAAATAAAGTATGGGAAATAAGTGAACTATGGACTTCTTCATTAGGAGCAGGTTCTGAACTTCGTATTGGAATGATGATTCTTGGATGGGAAATGAGTATAGAGGCTATTTTAATTTATTTGGCACTTGAACCATTTAACAATACAAAATTCTATAGAAAGATTGGTTTCAAACAGATGAGTAGTCCAATACGGTATCCATTTCTTGAAACTATCAATGGATTACCATTTCAGGCTGCTCCATTTCTACTTAGTGGAGATGAATTTGATGCCATTCATAATAAGTATATTAACAAGGTAGATAAATCAAAGGCTGATTTATCAGCGATAGAATTCAGGAGTTTCATTCGATGAACGCAGAATATGCAGGTCGTATTCCAGTAAAGTTATCCAAGGAAGAATTAATTTCTCTTTCTCAGGTTAAACCTTGGAAGGCAATTTTTCATATTGCCATGGAGTGGATTGCTATTATTGTAATGATAGCTATTAGTATATTTGTTCATAATCCATTCTTTTATATCCTAGCAGTAGCGTTTATAGGAGCAAGACAACATGCATTGCTTATTTTAATGCATGATGGTACTCATTATCGACTTTTTAATAACAGAAAACTTAATGATTGGGTAGCAGAACTATTTCTTGCATGGCCATGCTTTACCTCTGCTCAATTCTATAGACAAAATCATTTTCCCCATCACAAATATTTGAATACGGCTGATGACCCTGATATGAAACGACGAATGGGAGACCCCGCTTGGGTATTTCCAATGACTAGGACCAAGCTAACTAAGTTATTAACTTTTGATTTTGTTGGTATCAATACTATGGCTTTAGTAAAGCTAATATTTAAACTATCATCTAATGCTGATAAACCGCCTCTTGGATTTACCTTGATAAGATATTCTTTTTATAGTATACTATTCTGTATGTTATACAGTCTAGGATTACTTGAAGTATTTCTGCTTTACTGGATTGTTCCATTATTCACTTGGTTGGTTATGATAATGCGTATTCGAAGCATTGCAGAGCATTTTTCAATTCCAGAGAAAAATTCTTGGATATATGCCCAGACCCGTACTACATTTGCTGGTATCATATCAAAGATATTTTTGGCTCCTAAGAATGTAAATTATCATCTTGAACACCATCTATATCCTTCGGTTCCTTTTTATAGACTACCGGAGTTACATAAGATTCTTATGACCAAGCCTGAATTTGCTGATGCACATTTTTCTAAAAATTATATGGAAGTGATGAGGGAAGCCAGTGTCTAAAATTAAATTCATAGAACCTGATTATGAAAGTGGTAGTTCACGTCTAGGTGGACATGTTGCAGATATGTGGAAACCATATATCTTTATGTTTCCTGCATGTAAAAAACCAAGAAATATTCATGTTCATATCATGACCTATGCAGGATGCATTGGTTCTAATAATCATTATTATTGTGATATAAAAGAGGAAAGAAATCCTATCTGGTCTTGGGATGAATTTAATGGTACAATTACATGGGCATGGACAGAACCATGGAAATCATATGAGATTAGAGGAATAGAAGGGCGACGATGGGAAGAGAAATTTGATAATATAAATGTCGCTCTCAAGGCAATTGATAAAGTATTAAAAAGTTGGAAAGTATCAAATAAGAAAAAATATAAGATTGTATGGAATCATGATGATTGTTATCGAGGTCGTTCTACTGACCCATACCGAAAAAAGTTTAATGCATTATTGAAGGGTGATTGATTATGAATTTTGTCAAAGAAATTAAATATAAACTTTCTTTATTACAGTGTCCACCTTGGGAATTTTCAATTTATTATGGAACAAGTTATGATGATGTAATTACTATTAAAGCCCAAAGACTGGCTAAAGATGTTTATACTGGAGAAGATACTTATTTTAAAACTGCTATAGGAATTACTTATCAAGATTTAGAATATTTTACTGATATTGTACATAATCTTTTAATTACCGCTGAAATTCATGAACTAGATGAACGTTTTATCTATGATAATAAACGTTTATTTAATCCACATCGATAAAATCACCGCTTGACTTTATTTCAAAATAATGATATACTATTTTTATCATAACGAACGAGGAGAATTATCATGGATTTAGTTGAAGTAATTGCTGGAAAGGCTCAGATGGTATATGTTGGTGAAGTTCCTTGGCATGGAAAAGGAACGGAAATTTCGCCAAATTTGACTCCCGCCGAGACTTGTAAGGCCGCTGGAGTTGATTGGGAAGTAGCAAAATTTCCTGCTTTCGCTACTGTTGGGGGAAAGAAGATTGCTGTTGATCGTTCTGCTCTTGTTCGCCTTTCTGATAATAAGGTTCTTGATGTAGTTGGAAATGAATGGAATCCAACACAGAACATTGATGCCTTTGAGTTTTTCACTGATTTTGTAAAAGCCGGTGATATGGAAATGCATACAGCCGGTTCACTTAAAGGTGGACAGATTGTATGGGCGCTTGCTAAGACCCATGAGTCTTTCAAGATTGGAAAGAAAGATCAGATTGATTCTTATCTATTGTTTACTAATCCTCATATGTTTGGTAAGGCAATTGACGTTCGTTTCACTCCTATTCGAGTAGTATGTCATAATACTCTAACTCTTTCACTTACTACTAAATCTTCTAATATGGTTAAGGTTTCTCATCGTAGGAAGTTTGATGCAGATGAAGTTAAGGAAATTATGGGACTAGCTTCAACCAAATTTTCTGATTATAAGGTTCGTGCCCAAGCATTGGCTTCAAAGAAGTATACTAATCAGACTCTTTCTGAGTATTTTAATCAGATTTGGCCTGTTCTTACTACAAAGAAAGATTCTATCAAGACTATTTCAAAATCTGCGGCATTGGCATATTCTATTATTGATACTCAGCCCGGTCATGAATTTGCACCTAAATCATGGTGGAATGCCTATAACGCAGTTACCTATTTGACCGATCATGTAATTGGAAGAAGTGTAGATAATCGACTTGTATCAGCATGGTATGGCCTTAATAAGAGTTTGAAATTGAAGGCTTTTAATACTGCACTTGAATTTGCAAAGGCTGCATAATCATGCCATCTGATGAAGATTATGAGGCCATGGCCAATGCTAGAAATAAAGGTCTATCAGAAAGAAAAGTATGTAGAGAAGATGGTTGTAATAATCCAAAACAATATGGAAATTGGACCGATTATTGTAGGGAACATACAACCCAAGGCAGGATTAAACGAGGATTATAAACTATACTAGGAATGTATAAATAGGTTTGTAATTGTTGACACTGGAATAAAACCAGAAAGACAGGGGTTCAAATCCCCTCATCTCCACCACAGAGGGGATGAATTGGTTATCGATTTTTGGGCAATAAAACGGTAGAGATTACACGGTTAGTAGACTACTACTATTTCAAAAGACGAAGCTCAAGGCTTTGCAATGGCTGCGTAAGCAGACCGGAGTTTTTACCCTTTTTTCTTAGCAACAGGATAAAAAGGGATAGTTATTTTAAAAATGGGGGATAATATTGCATCACATTTCAACGGAGTTTGGTATTTTAAATACCAAATGAACGCCTGCTGATTAGGTCAGCGGAGAAAAACCAATCTTGGCAACAGGAAGAGTTGAATTAGCCTCATTGGATTACTCCAATGAGGCTTTTTTGCGTTTGCATTTCCTAAATATAGGCGAGGATTACTATGAAAACAATCAAACAACTATTAGAAGCAACCGTATTATATGATAAAGGGTCGGCTTCTGGACCATCTAAGAAGATATCTAAAGAATTAAAAAAGATTCATACTCCAAAGAGTAAAACTTGGGGAACATATAATCCTGCTGCAAAATTATTTAAAACTTCTCAGAAATTAGGGTTTCGCCGTGTTCAAGTTAGCCAAGGGTCTACTAACGGAGAAAATCATCCAAATCATCACATGGAACATCCTTCATTCCCTGGTCATCATATAATTATTAATCGTAAAGGATATGTTCATCGTACTCCAGAAGGAAAAGTAACTGCTGGTCCACAAGCCGGAAGTCTATTAAATTCTCTTGGCAAACATAAAGACTTTAGTGCCGATGTTAAAATTTTCAAGAAACAGCGTGATGATAAACGAGGGGCTAAGAAAGCTGCTCTTGCTCATGCTCATGCAATGCCTACAGAATAATGTTAACCTTTAAAGAATCATTATCATCTAGCTCAAAGACTGCTGTATGGCCGTCTCACAATGCTACATATGATGCATCTCATACAAAAACTCCATATCACAAGAATCTTAAAGTCCATGGGTATAAGTATACTCATTCTACTAGACAGAATCAAGAATTAATAATTCATCATTATGCCAATGAAGATAATCATCATGTTAAAGTATCAACTAGAACTCATATAGAACATAAAATGGAAGCTGATGCAGCCTATCCTCATCGTAATGAAGGTAAAGGTAGAGAATATTAATGAAATCATTCAAGCAATATATTAGAAAATATGCTTTCTTATTTAGAGGAACATGCTAACATTTAAACAGTTTTTAGCTGAAGAATTAAAACCAAGAATTTGTAGAAGTTGTGGGGATGAATTTACTAAAAAACCAACTGTTCATGGTTTTATTGATCAATGCTCAGATTGTGGAAGAGAGTCAGAAGAAGAGGCTGGTGGACGTGAGAGAACTGGTTATATTCATGGTTCTGGTATGCGCGGTGGACAGAGTGTTCACATTGAAAAAAAGAAATTATCTACCCATGATGCTGCTAATCGTCTGGGCGGGGCAACTGGTTCTACTGGATTCTATAGAAGATAATGAAATCTTTTAGATTATTCTGTGAAGACCTTCCAACTGTAATTGCATGTAATCCATCCCCATCAGGACCGGGAATGCTTTCCCTATCACCAAAAGACTCTAAAAAAAGCAAAAAGAAAGTAATTAAGATAGAAAAGAGCGATAAACCAGCCCAGAAAATCGATACATTTATTTAAATATTCCTCTTGACTTATTTGATTAGGTCAGATATAATTAATTGTAAGTACGTGAGGAGATTTATGAGACGATTTCATTTAGTAAGAAAAGAAGATGCATCGGGTGTTTCTGGAACAGGACATGTTGCCGAGGGAATTTTATTTTCTGATGGTAGAGTTGTAATTAACTGGTGTCTATCACATAAAATTAAAGTTGCCTCTATTGTAATTTATCAAAGTCTTCCTGATGCAGTTGCAGTTCATGGTCATGATGGAAAGACTACGGTTGACTTCATTGATACTGATTTTAATTAATGTATAAATTCCCTAAAATAACTCATATAGATGATATTCTGAATGCCATAGAAGGCAAGGATGAATTTATTTTGGTTGATAAAGGTGACTATAAGGTTGTAAATTATGTATACAATACAGATGATACATTCCCTATTGTAGAAAATAATAAAGCAGCTTTGCTTCGTGAATGCCGTGGTATTATGTTTGACATGGATGGTCAGGTTATCCGCCGTCCTTATCACAAATTTTTCAATATAAACGAACGTCCTGAAACATTACAGGATGATATTGATTTCAATCAGCATCATTACATTTTAGAAAAACTTGATGGTTCAATGGTTACTCCATTTATAACCAATTGGACTAATTATGGTGAGGGAGAAGGTGATATAGGTAGTATCCGTTGGGCAACCAAAATGGGTGAGACAGATATCTCTGCACAGGCACAAGCCTATCTAAAATCTGTAAAAAAGATTTCCTATGAATATTTTGCAGCAGAAGTGATTAGTAATGATTCAACACCAATATTTGAATGGTGCTCACGTCAGAACAGAGTTGTTATAGATCATGAAGAAGATAAGCTTGTTCTTACAGCTATAAGAAACAATTGGAATGGAATGTATTGGCCATTGTCTGCAATGCAGGCTATAGCTGATGCTCATGCTGTTCCAGTAGTTAAAGTATTTGATATGTCTGCAAATGACATAGATTCATTTATTTCCCATACTCGTAATCTTGTTAATATGGAAGGCTATGTAATAAGATTCGATGATGGTCATATGTTAAAAGTAAAGGCGGATTGGTATATGAGAATTCATTCATTTAAAAATTTGATTAGCTCAGAATCAAATGTTGTCAATATTATCATAAATGGACAGCTTGATGATGTTATTAGTATTCCTGATATCTTGGAAGATGATAAAATAAGAGTCCAGAAATATGCAAAAGAATTCTGGAAAGTTTTGCAGGCCGAAGCACAGGAATTGGGTGCTTGTTTGGCTGCACTTCATACAGAGGGAGTATCAAGAAAGGACTTTGCTTTGAAAAATATAATGAAACCATTAAACCGTTCATTAGTATTCACTTTATGGGATAAGGATATGGCTAAGACAGATAAGATGACTGTCATGAATGCTATTGCAACAATTATTAAAAAAGGTTCAACTAATAATAAGAGTTTTGCTAAAGTAAAGGATGAATTCTTTAAGGAGTTAGTCTATGCCTAATTATCATATGATGGTAGGAGTTCCAGCATCTGGAAAGTCTACATTAGTAGAAAAACTTAGGTCAGCAGGTGCTAAAGTAGTTTCTTCTGATGCTATTATAGAAGGAATTGCTAAGGGTGCCGAAACAACTTATGATGATGTATTTGATCATTCAATTAAGTATGCTGGCACACTATCGAAACATATGGCAGCAAAGCATTTTAAAGCTGGTCAAGATGTAGTTTCTGATCAAACTAATCTTTCAAAGAAGTCTCGCGCCCCTAAGCTAGCTATGGTCCCTAAGAATTATAAAAAGATTGCAATAAATGTAAATACACCGCCTCATGAAGAACATATGAAACGACTTTCTTCTAGACCCGGTAAAACTATTCCAGAACATGTTATGAAAAACTTTACAGCTTCTTATCAAGAACCTACTCATGATGAAGGGTTTGATGAGATTCATCATTATGATCATAACGGTAATATGTTAAAAGTTTCAAAGGCAATTAATCCCAAAAAATCCTAAATAACATTATGTTCAACAAAATAATGTTGCTTGTGATGTTGAGTATTGTCTTTGTTGTTGGAGTTGTTAGGGCGGATGATAGACAACTTGACTGTCTAACCAAAACCATATATTTCGAGGCTGGAAATCAACCAAAAATTGGTAAAATGGCAGTCGGCTATGTTACCATGAATCGAGTTTTTTCTAACAGATGGCCCTCAACTGTCTGTGATGTTGTCTATCAGAAGTCACAATATGGTTGGACACGTTTAAATAAGCCTATACATAAAAATTCAGTCTGGTACGGGTCTAGACGTATTGCATTAAGTGTCTATAAAGAGTATAATACTCACAATGATCCTACTCATGGTGCAACCTATTATTGTAGATTAAGTGAACACTTTCCTTGGCTTCATCGAATAAAGAGTAAGGTTAAAATAGGACAACATTATTTTTATAGGGTGTCTAATGAATAAAATAAAATTTGACCTCGAAAAGACTTCTATCAAATTTCTCCAAGAAATAGAACAATTAGTAGAGTGTGGATATAATTATATCGACGCTGTAGTTAGTTATTGTAAGAAAAATAACATCGAAATAGAATCAGCCGCTTCAATTATAAAAACCTCACCTAAAGCAAAAGCTAAAGTTCGTATTGAAGGTGAAAATCTTAATATCCTCAAGAAAATTGTAAGGTTACCAGATGAAAGATAAAATTCTATTAACGGTAACTATTATTGTATTCATTATAATAGGATTCATACTAACTCCAAAAAAGGCCCATGCATGGTACTACTCATATATGGACAATGAACTTTCAGATAATGATGCCTCAAAATTTGAAGACCAACTTACTGATGATTTTAAAGCACTCCCAAAATGTATTCAAAAAGTAGTTAATAAAAGGCTTAAAAAAGTAGCAGTTAGAAGAGGATTTGAAGAATATCCTATAAATGCCGAGTCTTATAGATTTGGATTTACAGTAATAGAAGTAAGAGATGAAAATATCTGGTCTGAATTACTTCATCATTATTTTAAATTTCATCGCCCTATTGATAATGAATTTGTTCATGAAGTAGGTCATCAATATGATTGGGAACAGGGAGATATTTCACGATTACCAGAATTTCAAAATGCTGTTAAAAGAGATTTTAAATTAATGACACCAGAAGAAAGTGATCATAACAAATATCTACAAAATCCATCAGAAGCATGGGCAGAGTTATTTGCTGTTAAATTCAATGGTGTTGATTATTTTGAACAAGATGGTCATTTTAATCCAGAGTTATTTCCAAATTCCAGAACTCTATTGAACTCCTATCTATGTAAGGATAAATAATGAATTCATATGAAACCTATCATTTATATAATGCGTTAAAATTACACTTTATTTCAGAGCAATATGATTTCTTTAAGTATGATGGTAAGGTCCGTTGTACACCGGCCAGTTATGACAGACGTAAAGACAAATATTTCTATGAGAAGCTTTCTAAAAAACCAGACCTTGTTAATTACATAGTAGCAAATCTTGTCGATAGTGACAGGGCCAAGTGGATTGGTGGATTAGTTAAGGATGAAGAATCTAATAAGACATACACTAACTGGATAGCTCGTCAACAAAGTTTAACATATTTCTTTAGTGAGCAACTTGATAAACTACGTCCTGTCTTTGATGATAATCTAAAAACTAATGGCATAGAACATCCCTTTCTATTAAAAGAATTACTAGGTAATAGAATATCTTATGAGACTATCATTATTTTAAATGACCTATGTAATTTCTTTCCATTTTGGGATAGTAAGATTAATGATCCTATATGGCCTACAGTTAGACTAAGATGCGAGAAAATTAAACCATTTATTAAATATGATAAGAATAAAATGAAGCAGATAGTATTGACAAAGTTCAAAGAATAGTGTAGACTATACAAATCATCACAAAGGAGATTTATTATGACAGATTCAGAACAACTCGAAGCTAGAATGCTAGCTCTAAACTTGGCCGCTCCTCTTTACTCAAATGAACGTTATATTCTACAAGTTGCTAGAAAATATAAAGCTTTTCTTTTTGGTGAATCAGATTATACTGATTATTATGTAGAAAAAGAAACAACTCCTGTTACAGAACAAATTGCTATACTTAAAGAAGATAATAATAATCAACCTAAACGATTAACACCAGTTAAGAAATCAAAATCAAGAAAGTCTAAATAAGAATACACGTATACAAGAACAAGTAACAAGTTACTCTAACAACAAAGAACAAGGGAGATACGACAATGGCAGTAGATTTTAGTACACTCAGAAAAAATTCCAAGAAAAATTTCGAAAGACAAGTAGCAGAAATTGAGAAGCTTAAGAAAGGTTCTTCTTTTCAAAAAGATGAACGTGAATGGACTCTCAAGACAGATTCTGCGGGTAATGGTTTCGCCATTATTCGATTTTTACCTCCACATAAGGATGAAGAAGTTGCATTTCAGATGTTCTACAGATATGCTGTAGAAGGTCCGAATGGTTGGTATATTGAGAATTCACCAACTACATTCAATCAGCCTGACCCTATGGCAGAAGAGAATACAAGATTATGGAAATCTGGTATAGACTCAAACAAGGATATTGCAAAAAAACGTTCTCGTAAAAAGACCTATGTTGCAAATATCTTTGTAGTAAAGGATGCTGCTCAGCCTGAATGTGAAGGAAAGAACTTCATTTACAAATATGGAAAGAGAATTTTTGAAAAACAGGAAGCTATTATGTTTCCACCTGATGAATCAATTGATGCAATTGATCCATTTGATTTGTTCAACGGAGCAAATTTCAATTTGACTGCATGTATTGTAGACGGTAATCGTAGTTACAATAAGTCAACATTCGGAAAGCAGGGTCCATTATTTAAAGATGATGGTAAGATGAAGGTTGTTTATGAAGCAGAATATCCTTTGCTTCCTTATCTAGCTCCTGACCAGTTCAAGAGTTATGATAAGTTGAAGGAACGTTTCAATAAGGTTTTTGGAATTGAAAATTCTGTTATTGGAACAGCTTCACCTTCAAAAGAACCAGCTAGTGGAAATACAGAGACACCAGCCGGATTGAGCGAAACGGTTGATCCAGAAAATGAAAAATTTTTTGCTAATCTAGCAGAAGACTAAAATAAAAGTAAATATACGTGTTATATGGGCCTGTGGGTTGCAAAACCCATGGGCCTTTTCTTTAATGTCCGCCGTTTATATCAACAGAATTTGGTGGTGGTGAACTACCAAGAGAAACTACAGATGGTGCAGAAGTTACAGTTGTTCTACTTCCGCCACCGCCGCCACTTCCACCGCCAGATGGCATAGGTACTGGAATAACAATAGGAGCGGAAGCAGTTGCAGCCTTTTCTTTAGAATCAACATGAAATTTTACACCACTGTCAATTTTTGGTGGTACAAATTCACCTGGTGGTACAAAATCAGGTGCTGCCCCATCAGTAGCAATATGACTTCCATCTTCTGATGGACCAGGAGGTGCCGCATATGATGCATGATTTACAACCTCTTCTGTACCAACTTTCCAACCTTCATGATTTTTCATAGCATCTAACATAGCAGTCTTTTCATTTTCTGGTAAATCTTTTAATGGAATATCATCATTATTAATAGCTTTTAATATAGCCGTTTGATATGCCTTTACTTCTTCTGGTGAATCACCACTAGTATATCTTGCTATAGCGTCTGATACTGGTAGGTTTCTATATTTTGAATTAGGTCCAAATAATAAATCTCTTCTTGCAGAATCTCCTGTCTCTTCAGAAGGAAAAACTGCAAATCCAGAAGTATCTTCTCCGGTTGCTCCATGTTCTTTTGCGAAATGACCACCTTTAATATTACCTGGATTATTATTTCTCCAAGAATGTGAACCACCACTTTTCTTTACTAGGTTACCATCTGGACCTGTTACATATTCAGTAGGACTTATTGGTTCTGCATCACTAGTTGGTTTTGTTCTAGAAGGAGATTTTGAAGAATCATCAGGTTTTGAAGAATCATCAGATAATGGAACATAGGGAGCAGGATTATGAGCCATGGTTCCTGCATCTGGGTCTGGACCCATTGCTTCAGGACCATGTTCAGGTTTCAAAAATCCATGATCTTCCATCCACTTACCAAATGCAACTGCACCGATTGTAACTGCCCCAAGTCCTACTGCAAGTGCCGCAATAGGAGCAACTAATGCAGCTAGAGAACCAAGAAGACCGGCCCCACCAACTACACCAATAATTCCTTCAATACCAAGTAAAGCAACTCCCAAATCTTCTATTGTTTTTAGTATACCATCTTTAGGTTTATCAACAGGTTCGGCATCTAATACTTTAGTTTCAGCAGTTGATTCTGGTTTTTTATTTCCTAAAGAATCTTGTTGTTTCTCAGCATCATCTAGTAATTCATCATAAACAGTACTTTGTTGTTTCAAGGTATCTTGAATACCCATCATAGTACGATTTAGACCATCTAACTTATCAATTATTTTATAAGAGGCATCAAGTTGTTTTTTGTCGTTATCCATGGAAGGGATATATCCGGCTTGATCTTGGTCTTTACCACGTAAATTTGCTATGGTTGAACCAATGCCTAAAGGAAGACTGTATAAAGGAGTCATTAGCTTCTCTTTTCCAGTATCCATGGCTGTTTTACCTAAAGGATTGCCGGTTTTTAGGTCATTTAGTAGTGATTTAAAAATCATTTATTTAAACTGAGGTTCCATTCCTCTGATTACTTCTTCGGGCGCTGCAACGTGCTGTTTCTTCTTCATTTCATTATTTATTAAATCGATATAGACCTTTTTTTCAAAAGGATACATGTTATCAATATCGGCAAATGTATAATCGTGATGCTGGACCAATGAAAAGTTAGTCATGTACATTCCGACTAACGACAAATGGCTCAGCGAAACGAAAAAAAATCGTCTAATTTCTCCAGCCTTATCTGTCTATCATTATTTTGCTGATTTTTATAATGAATAACATACAAAATCTTAGGCATATGTTTGAAAAACTTTGATATATCTTCAAGAGTATGATTAGGAAGATTCTCTACAAACTCTAATTTTTCTTGCTCGCTCTGTTCAGCAAAATCAAATAGCTCATCATTCTTCCATACTTTATCAATACATAAATTAATTAATGAAAAAAGAACTTCAACTTTAGATTCCTTTTTATATAATGATTCAGGTATATCCATAGTAAGATACTTCATAACTATACCCATATCATTGTTTATCTTGATACGATTATTAACATGTTCTGGATAAGTTACCTCAATACCAAGTAAGTCTATATTAAACTTATACAGTTTTTTATTTCCTTTCTCATCTTCCTTATCTTCATAATCAGTATATTCAATATGAACCATATTAGATACTGAGATAGCATAAAGTTTCAAGTAAAGATACTCGATATCAAAGGTAGTCAACTTATTCACATTAACATCTGAATCAATCATACAATTATTGATAATCTGTTTTACAGCCTCAAGGATTTCCTTGCTATTACCAGATTCCTTAGCTATAAGAAGAATCTTTTCCTCTTTGGTAACATATGGTCTAACTCTTACTGATTTCTTAGTTGAAGGAATAATAAAAGTACTGATTGGATGTTCGATTTTTGGAAGCATAATTTAATCTCCGATATTATATGGTCATTTGTACTAATTTAGCTGCTGTTCCTGATACTGATGATGTTACCAATGAAATTACTGATGGAGTAATTGTTACGACATTATTTGGATTTGGTGCAGATGGTCTGGTTTTATAATTATACATGATATCTCTGAATGACATAGTTACTTGAATTACAGATAACTTATCAGTATCGGCCCATGAATAATGAAGGTCTTCAATATTAATTGGAAACACTTCCATATAGGTTGCTGTATCAACCATAGAACCATCAATATTTCCAATTGGAGTCCATGCCTGAATATTAATTGTTGAAGAATATCCTACCGATAAACCATCTGAACCTTGAGAATTATTTTTATAATTAACCAAATATGGTAACAGAGGTCCGCCAGCAGAAGCTATATTAGGACTAGACTTGGCTGGAGCATTAGGATCACTTTCTGATGAATATTCAAATATAGAACGCTGCCAATCTCTGAAAAAATTAGTAACAAATCCCTGTCCGTCAGCAATGAAAGTAAATACCTTTGGAGCAAATCCTGCATTGAATGGCATATCTTCGCTCATACCATATCCATATCTTCTAATTGGCATTACCTGCATTTCCGGTGATGGAATATCAGCTTCCATACACAGGAATTGAAGATTGTTAGCAGTAGCTATATTATAGAATGGGGTTAATGAAGATGGTATAGTTATAACAGCAGAAAACAATGAAGTTTTCTGGATACCATTTAATAGGTCTAGTGTAGCTGTAATGTCTCCGATTTGAAATGCCATATTAGTATTTATTGACAGAATCGGTGTATACAGCATTGGGATGGGTTCCTCTAAATGATTGTAGAGGAAGAAAAAGCATCTGTTTCCATTGAGTAGCTGGTATCCAGACAAAACGTGATCTTACATGATTGTTTAGATAAAGATGAACTGTAGGTTTAAAGTATCGATACTTAGCAATACCCTTCAAAAGTTGATAAGAAATATTCAAACTAATATCTCGTTCATCTTTTTCTTTGCTGGCAAAATCATAAAGAGCATCCATCAGTTTGATTCTAGCTCCCATTGGAAGATAATGGAAATTTAATCCCATGAATCGATCTCTTGTTACAGAGATAGGAAAAATAAGAGGATGAAGATCATAATATTTTAAAGTCATTTTTAGTTTAGCGTCATAGATAAACAAATACATTGATCCAATAGATAAATCCCTTGGTCTATCAGCCAAAACTTTATCTTTAATTTTATCAAGTTTATTAGCAGCCGTAGTTAACCATTGCCGTCCTTCTTCAGCTACTTTTCGTACTTCTGCATTTGTTGCACGTTTGATAAACTGAGACATGAAATCATGCGCCATTATAATGAATCCCCTTTAGAAAGGTTTTCGTAAGCAGTTAAAATTTGTAAATTAGATGGATGATGTTTTCCGCCTTTGCTTAGAGGAATTATATTTCCACCACACTTAGCACATGGCTTACCAACATGTTTATTTGAATCCATTAATAGTATTTATTTAACAAAAAGATCATGTTCAGTCATAATGATAAATTTATAACCTTTTTCTTTACACCATTTATCAGCCGATTCCCATTTTTTTTGATTAATTGCATAGATGGCAACTTTATTCCAATAGTGTTTAGTTATCTTTGCTGGCTTATCTGGCATTTTGGTTTCTTTATCTGGTTTTATTTCAATAAGAACTGTCTCGATATTCCCTTCTTTACCCTTTTTTGTTACAAGGAAATCAGGAAAATAACGACGTAAACGGCCATCAGTAGGGTCTCGATAAGGAATGATTATTTCTTCCGAAGACCATTCTAATACATCATCTCTTTTATCCAACCATAACATAAAACGTGCTTCCCATCCTGACCGATAAACAATATTATGTACATTTCCTTTATATTTTTCAGGATGGACTGGTTGAAAGAACCCCTTGTATGTTTTCATAAATATATTTAGAGAGAAATATGTCACTAGTAGACCCAATTACATTTCCAAAAACTACCGGACCTAGCAATCCTGTTACTCCAAATCCATTTGGACCTAGCAATCCTGTTGATACTACCCCACCCGGTGGTGGTGTAACTGAAATTCCATCAGTTGTTCCTTCTGTTATTCCACCTTCAATAACCGGCGGGGCTGGTGGTGTTTTAGTTTATCCTCCAGAATTAGCTACTGGTGAAATTAGAATTGCCTTTTCATTTTATGAATATCATAAAGAGTCTTTGTCTGTTCCTACTAAATTTCAATCAACTGGTAATACTATTTTCATGCCTATTCCAGATGGAATTATTGATCAATATACTATTGGATATGATCAATATCAACCCGGATTTATGGCCGATCAAATTGCACAAGAACAAAATAGTGTTGCATCACGTTCGGATTGGACAGTTGGTGGTTGGTGGGATGATATAAAAAATGGTATTTCATCTGCTGTTAATAATGCTTGGAATCCAGGGACACTTACACCATATGCAAAATCTTTATCAATAGATGATATAGCAAAACTAAAAACAAGAACCGCAGCTTATTTTGCTGCTTCAGCATTATCAAAAATTGGAGGATTATTTGAAGCTGGTCTTGCTGCTGATTCTGTTCAAAATATATTTGGAACAATATTAAACCCAAATACTACAGTTGCATTCAAAGCACCAGCACTTAGATCACATAATTTTTCATGGATGGTTGCCCCCAAATCTGCTAAAGATAGTAATCTTATAATGAATATTGTAAATGAATTTAAATTTCATATGCTTCCAGATACAGATGGCGGAGTTCTATTAAAATATCCTGATATAGTTTTTCCTGAATTTATTGGAACCCAAAAATACCTATACACTTTTAAACCATGTGTTATAACTGGATTTGCTGCTGTTCCAGTTGGTGCAGGACAACCAGCATTCTTCGTTGGAACTAAGGCTCCTACACATATCCAAATAACAATTCAATTACTTGAAACAGAATTATTTTTGAGAAGTTCAGTTTATTCTTCACAACGAAATATAGCATTTATCAGTATTGATGAAGCAACAACTGCCGAGGGATCATTGAGTACTGCTGACGATTCTAATGTATTATTTGATGGAACAGGAACACAAAATGAGTAACTTTTATTTTACAAAATTTCCTCAAATTACCTATGAAGGTTATCCATCAATAAACTTATTGACTAGAGTAGTCTTTAAGAATCAGATAAAAGAACAATTCGAAGATTACTTTCCCTATACTATTCCAGATGGATTAACTGCCCAGAAATTAGCCCAAGATTATTATGGTGATCCTACTTGTGACATCATCATTTATTTGATTAATGATATAGTTGATCCTTATTATGGTTGGCCATTGAATCAAGATAGACTTATAGAATATATTACAGAAAAATATGGCTCTCTTGCATTTGCCCAGACTAAGATAATTAACTGGTCTACTAATTGGTATAATAGTTCCAATGGAATAAGTGTAAGTACATATAATAGTTATTCTGAAGATGTAAAACAATTCTGGACTCCTATTATTCAACCAGGAAATATGATTATAGGTTATACTAGAAAGCAGAAAGATATTGAAGTAACAACTAATATGTACCAACAATTGGTATATACTTCAAATGTTACTCCATTTGCGGTTGGTGATATCATTTATGATACAAATGATTCAGCATCTACAGCCGAGGTATGTTATGCAAATACCACTCAGATTAATATAAAGAATATTAGTGTTGGTGGGGATTTTAGTGTTGGTAATAATTATACTATCCAAAGTATAACAGACTTTACTGGTAATACAGCATCTTCTATAATTGTTATTTCGGAAACACCTGTAATACCAGCAGATCAATTAATCTATTATTCTCCTACAACTGCATATGATTATGAACAATTAATTAATCAAAATAAATCATATATTAAACTACTAAGTAATACGTATACACAGGCAATACAAACTCTAATATCACAAGCATTAGCATCTTAATATTATGGCAATTACAATTCCGTTAAACATACCACAGACGCCTGTTGGTGTACTTACACCACAATCGCCACCACCATCAATACCAACTACTGTTACCCAAACAGGAAGTACATCACTTCAAGTTGGTGATGTAACTATAACCAAATTGCAGATGACTGCTATTGATAAATCTGCTCAAATTGGTATAGCTGCCCAAGTTGAAACCATGATTATAATGGAAGACCTTTTCCGTCCTACCATGATTGCTGATATTCATATGATTGATGGATTAAATCTATTAAAAACATTTCCGATTGTTGGTAAGGAATACATTGATATTTCATTTCAAACTCCAGGGGAATCAGAGTCGTTTAACTGTAGAATGTATGTTTATGCAGTTACAGACCTTAAGATAGATGTTCAGAATCAAAAACAGAGATATACATTGAAATGTTGTTCTCAAGAATTCTTAATTAATCTGACAACCACAGTTGAAAAAGGTTATCAAACAACTATAGACCAAATGATAATTGATATCTTAAAAAATAATCTTAAAACTACTAAGTCAAAAAATATCTATCCTACACAGGGTCCACAACAAATCATGTGTCCTAGAGTAAATCCGTTTACTATGATTGATATACTTCGTTGTCGAGCATCTTCTCTTAATCAGCTATCATCTTCATTTGTATTTTTTGAAAATAAACGTGGATTCAATTTTCTTACTATTGAAGACCTATTCTTAAATACTCCTTCTCCAAGACAATATTGGAAAAGAACAGCTATAACTGATACTCTTGAATCGGTACTTGCTCCATGGCAGATAGAAGATTATGTAGTTAATCAACAGTTTAATGTCATGGATGCTATTAAAACAGGTGCTTATAAAGGAACGCTTGAATCATATGAATGGAGTACCAAAACTCTGACTCCAACATCCTATGTTGGAAGTTCATTTCCAGAATTTGTTAATCTCGGAACATCTGGTTCAGATAATGTTCGTTCAATTCCTAATGCTGATTTACAACTATACGGTCAAGATGTTGGAGATAACAGATATAATATATCAGATAAAACAAAACCAGATACTTTTATCCAGCAATTTCTTCCTAATAAATTTGGATTTCTTGCACCTAATATAACCTCTTCCTATGACCTTTATATTTTTGGTGATTCGGCAGTATGTTGTGGTGATATAATTGGAATTAATATGATTCAGGTAACAGGATTAACTGGAACACCAGCTAGTACACCAGAACCATTAACCAATGGAAATTACTTAATCACTAGAATGAAACATATTATCATGATATCAGCATCGGGAACAAAATATACTGCTATTCCTACTGTTGCTAGAGGAACCTATCAATAATGGCTACTACAAAAAAAGCAGGAATGGAAGGATTTGCTTGGTTTATTGGTGTTGTTGAAAACATCAATGATCCTATGCAGTTAGGAAGACTTCAGGTTAGAGCATATAATTGGCATACCCAAGATATGACCATGTTACCTACTGATATGTTAGTATGGGCATGGATTATTCAACCAGTTAATAGTGGAACTCTCTATCCTGTAATGGGTCAGGGAACAAGTCAGAATGGTGGTATCGGAATATCTCCTACCGGCATACTTTTAGGAACTACTGTATTTGGTTTCTTTGCAGATGGACATGAGGCCCAGATGCCTGTTATTATGGGTAGCATTCCTGCTATGACACAAGGAAATTCTGATGTAAGTCAGCTTGCAACCGGAACTAATACTATCCAAGATGATTTAGTTGGTCCAGAACCGCCTTCTTCATATCAGGCAAAATATCCTCATAATAAAGTTTTAACTTCTACACAAGGACATGTAATTGAAGTTGATGATACACCTAGTCATGAAAGAATAAGGATATATCATCAAAAAGGAACTTATACAGAAATCAATCAAGATGGGCAAAAGGTAGATAAATGTGTTGATCAAAGCTTTGAAATTGTTGTAAAAGATAAAACTTTATATGTTAAAGGAAATCTTAATGTAACAGTTATAGGAAATGCAAAAATTGATGTTAATGGAAATTGTGATATGACAGTAAACCAAGATTGTAATATTACTGTTAAACAAAATTGTCAATTGATAGTTAAAGGATTTATGAATATTATATCAACTGGAGTTCTAAGTTTAATTTCTTCAATTAAGATTATTTTATCTGCTCCAATTATACAAGAAAATCCTCCCGGAGTACAGGTACAACAAGGAAATCCAAACACCGATACATCATTTACGGTAGAAATTCCACAAGATAACGGGAATGTTCTTGTTATTCCAAGTGTGATTCAATCATAAATATATAAGAGGATTAAATTAATGCTTATAGTTATACATACCAAAGCCTATTATGATTGGGAAAAATACCCAAATATTACAGAGGAAGAGAAAACTGGTAGTTCTGTTAAACTTTCTCATGATGGAACTTGGTTGAGAAAGGTTCAACTTGATAAAGCTACCACAGTAACTGTAAATCTTCCAGAATCAGAAATTGTTGATGTTCAGGCTCATTTCGAACGAAAGGGAGAAGTATGGCCTAGAACTCGTGAACAAGTAGTAGCATGGTATCTTGCTACAAAAACTCTCACTCATTGTGCCCATCCAGATAATTTTACAGATATATCTGTCCTTGGAGAACCAGAAATAGAAAAGGCATTAAAAGAATTTTTCAAGGTAGAGGAATAATGTTAACATATAAAGACCTTCCACAATATAAACATTCAGATAAAACTCAAATAAGTTCTTTTGTAGGATATGATACTCCATCAGTTCGTTCTCATTTTCTTGCTGAAATTACTAGAGATGGTGACACATTAATTTATACATCTGGTTGGCGTAAAAATCTAACTACTGATACTGCAACACCACCAACTAATCGTAGAGATTGGCAATCATCAGCAATGGGTGGAGGTCCAGCAGCAGTAACATCTATGTTGGGTATTGCTACATCTTGTAATTCTACAGCACTAATTAATACAGGAGCTACATTTCCTGTATCAAATGCTACTGTAAAAGGTATTGCTGGAGCAATTGTAGCAGCAGGGGCCAATTCGACTGGTGGTGGATCAATTGCATTTGGAATAATTCTTTCATCTAATACAACAGTATTGCTTGTTGATCAATGGTATTATGCAAACAACTTAGGAGTTGCAACAACACCAGCGGCTTTAACACAATATCAAGTTCTTCCAGGACAGGCACCTGCTATGTGGTTAGCTGTTACAGCAAATACAACAGCACCTACATCAGCAGACACTGTACTTGCAAACGAACTTGCAGCTAACGGATTTACTCGTGCTCTAGGAACATTTGCTCATGCAGCAGCAGCAACAACATATACTTTACAAAAAGTATTCTCTGCTACAGGAACAGATACAATTAACGTTGAAGCTGTATTTGGTTCTGGATTATCAGTTGGTGGTGGTGTAATGCCTTTCGAATCGGCAGAACCTTCTCCCCCAACATTAATTTCTGGAGATCAGTTAACACAAACTGTAACAATTACTATAAACTAAAGGTTTGATATGTCAATTTATTCAATTGCAGGAAGAACATCAATCTTTACTGCTGCTAATGCATGTTTTACAATTATAACAACATCAGGAATTAGAGCAACTATTCTTGAAGTTGGTATTTTTTCTGCATCTGCAACAACTCAAACTTTTGGTTTAGGAAGACCCGCAGCAGTCGGTGTTGGTGCAACATCAGCCGTTGCAGGATTGGCCGAAGATTCATCGGCACCAGCAGCTTCTACAACATCTTGTCTAGCATGGACAACAACATATCCTACAGCACCAACACAATTTTTTAGAAGAATTGATCTTCCTGCAACAGTAGGAACAGGAATAATATGGACCTTTCCTAGAGGACTAATAGTTCCAATATCTGGTAATATAGTCATATGGAATATAACATTAACTGTAGCTAGTGATGTATATGTAGTATGGGATGAGTAACCGTGAAAAATGTTAAATTCCCCATCAAGATATTCTATAACATCAAATACAGTTACTGTATCTGCTAATTCAGCAGCATTTGAATTATTTTCATCACAAGTAAGTCTTCTTGTAATAAGCATTAGTATATTTAATCCAACAGGAGTAAGTTGTACTTTTGGTTTAGGTAGACCAGTTGTTATTGGTCAATCTCAAACATCTCCAATAACTGGTTTGGCAGAAGATGGAAATGGTCCTGCTGGAAGTGGTAAAGTAGCAACAGCATGGGGAACAGCACCAACAATACCAATAAATTTTTTTAGAAGAATAAACCTTCCGGCAGTTGGTGGCTCTGGAATAATTTGGTCTTTTCCAAAAGGTTTAATAATTCCAGTACAAAACAGTATAGTACTATGGAATATTGCTGCAAATGGTCCTACATCATTTTATTGTGTATGGGATGAAAGATAATGTTAATCCAACATAGATCATTTGCAGTAGGTATTAATGGTGGCCGTTTTCAATATCTAATACCATGCGGTTTAATTGATACACTTCCATTTGATACCCCAATTTCATATAGACCACAAATAGGACTTTCATCATGGTCATGGCCTAATAGTTCTGTATGGAATCAATCTGGATTCTCTGGGTGGTTAGTAGAACGAGAAGGAGATTGGGATGTTCTTGCAATGGAAGCTGGTGGGGGAACCGGTTATGGGCAATATTTTGGTAATCCATCAGATAATATTCCTATTCCAACTGATTCACTAGTAAGGATATTTACAGGTACTCGTATTCCTTCAGAGAATATTCCTATTCCAACTGATTCACCAGTAAGGATATTCACAGGAGTCCGTAACCCATCAGATAATATTCCTATTTCTACTGATTCACTAGTAAGGATATTTACAGGTACTCGTATTCCTTCAGAGAATATTCCTATT